CCCATTTGTTCGGAGCGATCGACGGCATGAACATGGGAGTGCCATCGTCGGGGTCCATCATCTGCTGGCCGCTCTGCGGGTCAATCTTCGGTGTCGGCGGAGTCTGGAGCAGACGCCGGATGTCCTGAAGGGTCTTGCTGCGCTGCGATGCGCCAGGGGATACCGATCCAGGCAAGCCCCAGTAATCGTTGAGCAATTGCTGGTTGGCCGTCTCGTCCAGCCATGCGAGCGCGGCTGGGTTCTGTTTCTCGGCCATTTCCATGATGCTCTCGCACCAAGCCCGCTTTTGCTCCGGGCTCATCGGCAGGCCTTCGTCGGTGTTGGCCTTCACGCGAACCCGACCCTGCATTTCGTCCAGGTGCACGTAGTTGTTCCGGAACTCCGAGCCATTCTCTTCGATGACCTTCCAGAGAGAACCCGTGTATTTCATGTTCTGCTGCAGGCACTCGATCGCGTTCTGGCCGGCTGCCGCGTGCTCGTCCTTGATGGCGTCGTAGATGTCGCCCAGCGGTCCCATCGCCTGATCGAGCATTTGCTTCTGGCCCTTGCCCGTCTCTACGCCCGGCGTGGTGCCAGTGCCAGAGACCTGGGGCGGGATGCCGGAGATGATCTGGCAATAGTTCCAGAGCCGGTCGAGGTAGTTGAACAGGCCAGGGTCCATCTCGAACTTGAAGTGGAAGATGGCATTCGAGAGCGGCTGCTGGATTCCGTCTCCGATTGACGGCGTTGGATTGAGCACTCCACCCGTGAGCGGTTTTCCGTTCATCTCGCGCATGTCGATGCGGCGAGGATCCACGAGCGTGATGCCGGTAGAGCATCGCTCCATGTAGTCGTCGAGGATATTGTTGATCGCGTTGAACCGCTCATTGAACGGCACCACGTTATCAGCAACACTCGGCGGATACAGGCCATATCCGCGGTGCAACTTGCAGACTGACCACTCTTTGGGGAGAATCGCCGGATCGACCTGAAGCACCAGCGGCCCGTACATCGTGACCTTCATTCCGTAGGGGAACTTTTGGCGGAGCAGGTCCACAAATTCTGGATCGTTTGCAATTCGATAGTAGGAGTTCGGCTGAACCCATACGAGAGAGAATGTTCCGCGGGCGGCGAAGATATCGGCGGTGACCGAGAAGGACGACGAGAACACCATCGTGCGGACAAGCCTCTCGTAGCTGGCATTGTCGTTTGTCGCACTCTCCACGCCCTCGGTAATCTCTGGGGCCATGTCGGGGAACGTGGCGCGCACATCGGAAACATCCACTTCCCACTCAAGCGCGAGCAGGGGAACGTCTTCGATGTATTCCTTGGTGGGGTCGGTGTCGACCTGGAGCGGAGAATAGACGCTCCACTTGGGCAGGCCATTGGGCTTCTTTGTCGTCCCGGTCTGCCCAATGACGGTTGTGGTCTCGCCAAGTTGGAAGTCCTGGGGGTTGAGCTGGCCGCCGCATTGAGGGCAGTTCATGGCGCCCGACTTTGCGAGAGCGCCTTCCGGCGTGTCCTCACCGCAGTTCGTGCAGTGGAAGTGATCGTCAGAGAGCTTGGCTTCGACGTCCCCGAATACTGGCTCGTCTTTGTAGCCCACCCACGTGCCATCGATCACGAACCGAGTCCACTTGAAATAGACGCCATAGAGGAAGAGATATTGCGCTTCCAGGCCTAGCAGGCCTTTGGTTTTGTTCGCCTCTTCAATGATGCTGATGGCTTCCTGAGCAGCCTTGGCCGTCGTCATGTCGGCCAGGTTCTCGGCATTTTCGGGCCGGATCACAACTGGAGGGACGGCGCGCGCGACCGCTGAGGCGAAGTTTCGGCGGCAGGTCTGGGTGATGTTATTGACGTACTTTTCGAGATAGCTGTAATCGGACTCTTGATTGTTCTGGCGGTACCAGGCTACGGCGTCGAAGTAGGTGCGGGAGATTGGATCCCAGCCGAGAATTTGCTTGCCCTTGTCGTACTCGGTGTTCTTCAACCAGTTCGGCATCTTCATGATGCGGTCGGTTGCCCACTGGGTACGGAAGGGCTGAATGATTTCAGAAACGATACGTTGCTCTTGTTCTCTCGTCAGTCCAGACTTACGCTCCTGAACCTCTTTGTCGCCACGGACGGGGTTCTGAGCGTTTGGCTCGGCATTGACGGTATCCTGTCGCTGGGGTTGCGCGGACTGCGCCTGGGCCATAGCGAGAACGGGATTGTAAGAGCTTCCCTGCGACACCATCGGGCTAGTGGCCACTATGCTTGCCTCCAGTGCCGTTCGTCATTCTCGGCAACTTCTTGGGAAAGGGGCTTGGCTCCGGGGGTTTGTGACCGCGTGAATGCTGCCCTGTTTGCCGCAGATGTGACCATGGCTATCGTTGCGCGGCCCGGAATAGGTTGAACGGTGGAGAGGTCTGTATTTACATCCATTTTGGGGATAAGTGGCTTAACCTGTGGGGCCAAGCCGGGAATGAGCAACTTTCGCAATTCCGCAAGTTCAGCCTCTAGCTTCTCGCAGCGCGCGCGTTCGTCGTCGAATCGTTCCCGCGAGACAAATGGTAGCTTCAAACTGCTCTCCCTGGGTGCTGAGTCCGGATGTGCTTGTTGAAGAACTCCCCGAGGCTCTTTGAATTCTTCATCTGCTCAAACTTCTCTTTGCTCACGCCAGCGTGTGCATAGTGTTTGCCGGTGTGGGTATGCACGTGGAGCGTGCTCGGTTCCTCATGCGTAATGTTCTTGATCCAGCTAGACTCGGCCATCAGTTGAGCTCGGTGATCTTCACGGTTGTTCCGGTGGCGGAGCCGGAGCGGAGTTTGATCATGGTGGTGGCTGTGGTCAGTTGGCCGTTCGGCTGCCCGATGATGGGCTGACCCAACTGGCCGATGATTTCACCCTCTGAGCCCCTCTGCCCCACGCGGGAGCCTAGTTCGATGCTGGCAGCCTCGGGAGCTTCTGAGTTATCGCCCTGGGCTGCGCGGAAGACGGTTGTAAAACCGTTCGCCGTTCCATCGTTCGGAATCTGGTAGTCGAGGACACCCTGCGGAACGTTGGCAGCGCCCTCGGCGGTGATCTGGCTTTCAACGATGATCAACTGGCGGACGGTCGACTTCGCCTGGACCGCGATGAACGCGCCGGTGTTGGCGTTGATGTCGAGGAGGTAAGAATTGCCTGCGAAACCGGTGTCGCTCATTGGCTCATGTCCTTCTTGCCCATGACTCGTTTCCCTGGGCGGTTAGATTTAGTCTTGCCTCTGTCGATGTATTCGCAGCATCCATCCGGCGAAACGACGACGCGGCCGTTTTCGGTCTTTGGAAGTTTCGACCGCTCCATCATGGTCGATTGTCCACATGATCCTTTGGAGAAGTACTCGCAATTGTGGCAAGCGAAAGGCCCATTCTCTGGGCCTTCATATCCAGTGCCGTTTTCCCCATGTACCTTGCTGGAGTCGATAGCAATCACGGCATCTCCACCGCGTAGTTCTGAATCAGCTCGTGGACGTAGCGCGCAACCGCCGGAGATGGAACGGCTGGCGGCCGTATAGAGTGTCCAGCGTTCCAAATCTCCCCTATTTCGGAGAGGTTGGCGGGGTTCCAGTGATTGAATTGAACGTTGAGAAACGCCACGGTTGCCTGGGCTGCTTTGTCCAGGTCATCGAGATCGGAAGGTCTCCAGCCGCTCGCGACGTTGCAAAACATGATCTGCCATGGACCGTAAGAGCATGCCGCGGCCGCGCCGTAGAGCGCGAGCAAGGGCTTCATTACCGGGCCGTCGCCGTAGACTCCGCCGACATCGTAGGCGGGCTCATGCCGCGGCGCGCAGTTGTAGCCGAAACTCGATTCGTTGCCGCTCATGCCCCACAAAAGCTGTGGACCATTAACGCTGGCAGGAAGGTTTTCGAGTTCCGGGCCGTATGCCAAGCACGCCGCGGAGATCTGTTGGTGAGTGAACATGCTGGTTACTGGCCCCAGCCAAACAGAACGCCCACTATCGGCTGGTACCCGCTTCCACCGATGGACGCCTTGTTGATGCGCACGGTCGGCATGACATACCAGTGCGTGCCTTCGCCTTTTCGCTTGATCTCAAAAGGCACGCCCACGCCGGTATTCCAGACCCAGCCCACGCTGTTGCCATTGAAGCTGATTCCAGCCGCAGTCGGGATGTAAACGGGAATCCCGGCTACCGTAAAGGCCTTCTGAGCCACGCCAGCGCCGATGTTTGTTGAGACGGTGAACGGCTTGATGCTTGCGGGAATCGCATCGACCATGGTGAAGGCATAGGTCGTGTAGCCGTTATTGTCGGCCAACTTGCGGGCATAGAGCGCAGTGCCGGCGACGGAGGGGGTTGCACCCTGGCTGTACGAGGTTCCAGCGAAGTAGAGGTTTGCGGGGTCCACTGGGGTGGTGGTTTGCGCCGACATGCTTACGATGGCGACGATGACGACAAAAGCAACGGTCAGAACATATCGAAGAGTTTTCATTTCTTGATTGCCTCCATTGGCGTTTGGTTCTCTTCCTGGGTGAAGTCTTTTTGAAGGGAGATTGTGAGTCCCTTGGAGTTGGGTGACGCCTGGAAGGTTCCCAGCATGCAAAGTCCGGCGGCCACGAGTCCGCAGCCGCGCGCGAAGAGTTCAGGCTTTCCAAGCATCAACTGTGAGCCATCGGCAAGGAAGTATGCCAGGGTGCCTGCAATCCCCATCTCGAGAACAAGTGTGGCGCGCTGCATGATCTTGCTGTCCAGAGCTCGCTTAAAGAACGCGCCCAGCACGCCAGAGATTGGATCGTCGATGATTCCCATGGATTACTTGGTGACCGAGGGAGGTAGTTCCGCGTTTTGCCCGTGGCCGAGAATGCCAGCGAGGGCGCCAGCAAAGCCAGCGACGGCGACGAGGTAGGGCTGATACTTCACCGGGAGTGCTGCCGGAGGAAATGCAGCCAGGCCCGCTGCCCCTGCAGCGATGAGGCCGGTGACGGTAAGCATAGTGTTGGGCTTCGAGCCGAAAGCGCGCTGAAGCAGGTTAGCGGCGAAGTTTGCGAGAAATTCCATGTTAGTTTGTTCCTTTCGTGAATTTGGACCGATTACTTGAACAGGCCATGAAGCCAGCCAGGAAGATCGTGGAGGATTGGCAGGAGTGCACAGATGGCGCAAATGAGTAGCGTGCGTTTCTGGTTCTTGTCACGCTCCTTGTCGCGTTCATCGTCGACCGCTTCTTGAGTCTGAAAAATTCGGATCATGCCGTTATCTCCATCGAAGATTTCGCTCCAGTCCTCAATCTTTGTCTGAACTCGGGAGAGTTCAATGTCTACGCTTTGGCTTCCCCTTTTCCAAGACAAGGTATCTCCTCCGGTCCACATCTCGGACTTTCTTCAATGCTCAAACTGTGTTGGGCTCTCTCCTGAGCACTACCCCGGTCCCGCCATTGATGCACCTTCACCTGTTCCGTGACTCCTATGTACAGGACAGCGGATTAAGTCGTACACCGGGTACTGCCTGAAGCTGCTGCTCACTACATCGTCTGCCATGCGTAGACGCTGCCTGTGTAGGTGCATTGCACTTGCACACTGTTCGCACCCGCAGCCGGTGACGATCCTGCGGGATCATAAGCCGTTCCGGGTGTCAGGCTGCTCGCATCCGATACCCAATTCATCGACGCTACTGTGCCAGAACCGCAAGCTGCAAGTGAGAACAGTGCTACGGGCATGGTGCGCCTGTACCGGTATTATTACCGACATAAACTGCACCGTCAGTATTAACACAAACTGGTCCTTTATT